GCAGCAGTTCGGCGGCGATGAGGGGGTCAATGTCCAGCGCACGAGCCATCGCCAGCGCTGCACCCATGTCCCAGCCCAAGACCGCGCCCGGGATCACCCGCAGCTGGCCACCAAGGCGGCCGACCAGGTCCCAGACCTGCCAGCCTTCGAAGCTGTGGGGCCGGTTCAGTTTTGTGGGGCAGTCGGGACAGGGGCCGGGACAGGCCGCGCAGTACCGGTCGCCCCCGCCGAAAGACCAGTCGGCGAGGGCGCGGAGGCGTTTTTTTCCGCGTCCAGAATGAGGCCTCGCGCGACATAGGAGGTCTGGAAGGCTTCAAAGACCGGCCAGATTTCCAGCAGGGCGTCGATGCCTTCGGGGCTGACGGGCAGGATATTGCCCGCGTCATCACCGACCCCCTCCCAATCCAGCACGGCGCGGCGGGCGATGGCTTTGGCCATGGCGAGGGCCAGGTCTTCCTGACTGGCATCCTGGGGCAGGGCCTCGACGGCGGCATCGGCGCGGGCCGAGACCATCAGCGCGGTGGTCAGCGGCGCGACCTGCAGGCGCAGGCCGGGGGCGAGGTCCAGCCATTCGGGGCTGGCGGTCAGGTTCAGGCGGATCATCAATAGGTCTCCAGATCATTGATCAGGGTTGCGGTACACATCCGGCCAAGGGTGCTGTCGCGCGCCGCCTGCCAGTCGAATGTCGCCTGCACACCCTGCGGTCCGGAAATCTCGATCCGGGGGCGGGGCAGATAGACGGCGTGCACAGTGAAGGTGAAGCTCTCGCCCGAGGGGAGCACATAGGCGAAGCTGATCTCGGCGGGATCGCCGTTGATGGCCTGGCTCACCAGCGTGCTGTCGGCAAATCGGACCTCGATGCGCCCTGTGAGTGCTGCGATGCTCGGATCGGCCCCGTCGATCCTGCCGTCATTACGAATGGTCTCGATCCGGTCGAGATTGTTGGCATAGGTGATCTCGGCCGAGACCACGTTGCCCAGCGCCGCGCCATTCCGGCTGATCGCGCCGTTGAAATGGCCGAAGCGCCGGAGCGGCAGATCGGCGAGCGCGCCAGCTGCGGATGCGGTGCCAATCGCCTCGCCCTGCGCCACCAGCCGCGCGGTGGCCGTCAGCAGCCCCGAGCGCTGCACTTGCCAGCTGAGCTGATCCAGCACGCAGCCGGAATACATCGCAAAACGGGGCACCTCCGGCATGGCGGTCTCGATGGACATGCTGGGCAGTGTCCATGATCCGGACTGGAACTCGTGGGTCCATGGGCCAATGCCAGAGGTGACCGGTTCGCCGAACGCCGCCTTCAGCCAGAACCCGAAGCCTGCGGCATCGATCGGCACCACGACATCGCCATCCGCCGTCACCGCATCCTTGATCGGGGCGAGCGGATCGCGGCCATAGCCCAGCAGTTCGCTGTTCAGCAGCGGCTGTTCTGAACCCAGCGAGGTGCTGGCGAAGGGCATCCTGGTGAAGCCGCCGACCGGCGGGGTGCCGTAAACTGTCTCAAAGCCGAGCGCCATCTGCGCCCGCGCGCCTTGCGCACGTGCCATGGGGGTCTCCTGTTGTTGGGGGTGTCAGGCCAAGGGGCCGGTGGTGGAATAGTGCAAGATGACGGTGATCACCGCCGCCTTCAGCGCCGCTGCACCCTCGACGGGCAGGTCGACCGAGGCCGGAGCCTCGGGTTCGACCCAGTCGCAGAGGCCGCCAAGTGTGCGGTCGGCCTCCAGCGCAGTGCCAATCGCGGCGATCAGGGTGTCAAAGGAGCTGGCCCGGCCGGTGCCCGCCTGGACGACCACCTCCAGCTCGGCGCGGTGCTGATAGTGATAGCGCAAGGGTGACAGCGTCACCTCCGGCTCGCCCGGCTGGCCATCACGCAGGATGACCAAGCCCGCTGCCGGGATCCGCTCGGGAAGCACCTCATCGCGCAGGACAAGGGCGGCAAGGGACTGCAGCCGCGCGTGCAGCGCGGCGAGGACGGTTTCGCGGCTGATGGGCATGTGTTATTCCAAGACAGATTGATTAATTGAAGGTTGCTTGGAGCCCAATGACCGCAAAGGGCCTAAAATAACATATGCAGCAGCCCACACCGATGGCTGTTTCAGATCGTACTAGGGCCATTCGAATTCTCTCCCGGCTCAGATTGATTACTGTCAAAGACGAGCAGGCACATTCGGCATAGCAGCGGGAGACTCTCGGAAATGGAGAAGTGGACATGCTTTCACGCCGAACCCTTATCGTGTCAGGATTGTCCGTGGCTGCGCTTGGAACCCTAGGATACGGTTTTTGGCCGCGTCTGAATGGATATCATGAAGAGCTGGAGCGGCAGCGACGGTTGCTTTCCGATGATCCAACGCTTCAGGAACTGGTGAGGATGGCGACGCTTGCGGCCAACGGACATAACACGCAACCTTGGAAATTTCATCTGGACCAGGCAGGAGTCAAAATCCTTCCAGACCTGTCGCGTCGGACGGAAGTCGTCGATCCCGATGATCATCACCTCTTTGTCAGCCTGGGATGCGCTGCTGAAAATCTGCTCATCGCGGCACGCGCACATGGTCGACCAGCCGAAGCAGCCGTCGTAAGCGGGTCAGAGCCAGCCATCGACATCGTGTTCGGCAAAGCACAGCCCCTTGATGACACCCTCTACCAAGCGATACCGCTCCGGCAGTCGACCCGATCTGTCTATGACGGGCAACCCATTTCGGCGTACGACGTCAACCTGCTGAATGCAGCGGCGCAGCAGGACGGCGTGTCCGTCCTGATTTTCACTGAACCGGCAGAACTCGAAGCGATTTCGGAGTTTGTCGTCGAGGGAAACAGCGCTCAGATGGATGATCACGCCTTTGTATCGGAATTGCGCGGCTGGCTGAGATTTAGTCCCGACAAAGCCATTGCGACGGGAGATGGTCTATTTGGTCTCTGTTCCGGAAATCCGGTTGTGCCGGAGTGGATCGGCGATCGTTTGTTTGGTGCGTTTTTCACCAAAGACGCCGAAAATACAAAATACCGGGATCATATTCGCTCATCAGCCGGAGTTGCCGTATTCATCGCGGATCAGGCTGATCCGTTCCATTGGATTAAGGTGGGCAAAAGCTTTGAGCGCTTTGCACTTCAGGCGACAGCGCTTGGAATTCGGAATGCGCATATTAATCAACCCATTGAAGTGCCTTCGGTGCGTCCCGAATTTGCACGTTGGCTCGGAATGCCGGGTGTTCGGCCCGACCTCGTCGTTCGGTTCGGTCGTGCGCCTGCATTGCCCATGTCGTTGCGACGACCGGTTGAAGACGTGATCGTGTGAAGCACGGTAGGAGTCGAGCGGGCATTTTTTCCTGCATGGCTCAATGCGGACGTTTGCACAAGGATGTCGAATTTCAGCAAAGTTCGCATAGCAGAGGTCAGCCCAGTTGTCCCTCGACCCACTTCGCCACAATCCGCCCTGGCACGCCGTCCACCGCCCGCTCCGCATCCCGCGCGAGATCCAGCCGCTTGCGCAGTTTGACCTGTGGGACCAGCAGGAAGATCGGCACTGTGGTCAGCCCGCGCCCCGTCTTCGAGCGCGACGCCACCGCGCGACCCTTGGTGTTCAGCCGTCCCTCTGCCACCAGCAAGCTCGGCCCGCGACGACGGAAAACAAACCGCAGCCGCAACCCTGTGCGGCGCTCCCATTCACCGGGCGTAATACGGCCGCCTTTGGTGCTTTTCCCTGCGGCAGGGGTGGGGATCGCCAACCAGAACCCGTCTTTCGACCGGATCAGCGGCCCCGTGTCATGCGCGCCGACGATCACCGGTGCGTTCGACCAGACTAGCGCCGCCGCGTTCAGGCTGTCTCCGGACTTCGGGAAGCTGGCGAGGCGGATAGAGTTGCCGAGCCGCGTGCCCAGCCCTGCGCCGGTGATCTGGCCCCGCCAGGCGGTCTTGAGGCTGGTTCCAGCCTCTCGGATCGCGGCGGAGACCGCGCGCTCGCCTGCCGCGACCTCGGCGGCCATCATCGCAACGATGTCGGGGGAGAGGTCGAGTTTCAGTTTCACTGCAGGTCACGCCGGGCTCAGATTGACTGTCCAGACCAGCCGTTCGCGTTCGCGTACCGGCTCGCCCTGAATGTTGAAACCTTCGCCGTCGATCTCGATCCGGTCGCCCGGGCGCGGCGCTGGCACCTCGGCCACGCGCAGATCGACACGCATGGTTTCCGACCAGATACGCGCATCGCCGAAGCCCGTGACATCATCCGCGCGGCGCAGGACCACGCGGATGAGTTGGCGCGCGCCACCGTCCGCGACGAAGATTGCGCCTCGGGCGATGTTCGGATCGGCGAAGAGGTTGTCGATGGCGGCTGCAAATATGCTGGTCACGGCTATACTGCTTTCATGAATCACAAATCCATTTCCGCTGGCACGATCCGAAACCGGGCACTCACGGCTCTTCAAGACGCCTTTTCCTGCCAACGCCCCTCAGTGGTGCTCGACGACAAGGGCTACGCTGCTGATTTCCGCGACATCCTTCTGCCAATGGTGTCACCGGAGGATTTCGAGGCTGACCTCGGTGCAGGGAGCGGCAACGAGTTGAAGACCAAGTTTCGCGCCCTGCATTCGTCATCGGCGCTTGCCGTAAACGCCTTTGCACCTTTTCGACGGCGCATTGGCGAACTTGCCCTGGCGGACCACAGTCGGTTCGAGACACTTGCCTTCGAGCAGAAGTGTCCGACAGGCCTTCGGCGCGGTACGCCACCGAACCTCGATGTGCTGCTCTCCGGAGAGAGCGGCGTCGTCGGGATCGAGTCGAAACTGACGGAGTATCTCACATCGCACCGCGCCAGGTTTTCGCCGGCATACGCGGAACAAATTCAGGGCAGACGGCGCGAACAGGGCTATTTTCGAGAGATGCTTCGACTCACGGACGCACCTGAAAGCTATCGCTGGCTGGATGCTGCGCAGTTGATCAAGCATGCTTTCGGTATTGCTGGAACCTTCGGCGAACGTCCGGCGACCCTGCTGTATCTGTTCTGGGAGCCTGCCAACCCGTCAGCGAGCCCCATTTTCGCTGATCACAGACGAGAGGTCGCGGCTTTCGCGGAGCGGGTCGCTGGGGCGACGCCGGTGTTCAGGGCGATGAGCTATCCGGAACTGTGGTCGTCTTTGAAGGTTGCCGGGCAACAAGACTGTTTGGCCCGGCATATCGAAGACCTGCGTGCCCGGTATGAAGTCACTCTCTGACCCGCAACACTCAATCCGATCGTGGACCAGTGCCAAACCCGACGGCATGCGCTAGACCTCAGTTCGAGCTGTGCAGGCGGATCGCCAGCCGCGGACGCTTGTTGACTGGCAGGATCGAGGCCTCGGTCATCAGGTCGATCCAGCGGCCCTTGGCGTCGATCATCTGGCGCGCATAGAGCGGCAGGCCGATGGTGTTGGCGGTTTCCAGCAGGTTCGCGGGCCCGCCATAGGTGGTGAAGGTATCAAACGTGCCCATCGGAAACGCGATGCCCTCGCCCGTCGGGATCAGCCGCTCCGAGGTGCCGTTCGACAGGGTGACTGAGCCGTTGTATTCCTCAAAGAGGATTCCCGCGAAGGGGAAGGCGCGGCGCATATCCTCGCGCAGCGGCTGGCCACCGGTGGCCGAGAAGAACTTGTAGGCGTCCTCGGTCTTTGGATGGCTGATCAGCTTGTCGAAGAACTCCGAGCTGACCAGCGCGTGGGCGGTGGTCATGGTCTCGCCCAGCAGGTTGTCCTCGATCGCGCGCAAGGTCGTGCGGACTTTGCCCTGCACATTGGTGCCGGCCGTGCCGAAGACATAGTCGACCGAGATCATCTCCAGCCCGAATTCAGCGAAGTAATTGTAAAGCGTGGTGCCCGCGCCATCCTTCACGATGCCGCGCAGCGCGTTCATCTCCATGTACTCGCGGGTCTGGGCATGCTTGCGGCGCATCAGCGTCAGCTTGCGGTTCATCACCTCGACCAGCGGGTCGGTGGCGTCGGACAGGCCCAGCGCGGGCATCCCCTGAATATCGGCGGGCAGGATCACATCGTCATGCGGGATCCATGGCAGGGCGAAGGAGCGCATCGAGCGGGCCTCGCGGTTGCCAACGGTGGCAGGCGCGCCCAGCGGGACCGAGGGCAAGAGGCTGAGCACCCCTTCGCGCTGTTCGATCACGATGGAGCGCTGGCTGACGCCTTCGAAGCGAAACAGGCCGATCTGGCCCAGCCGGGTGTAGAGGTTGGGCAGGATGTTGATGGCCTGCGTCATGTCAGCGAGCGAATAGCCGCCCGCGTCAAACGGGTTGCGGGTGATGGTCATGGGGTACTCCGGGGGAAAGAGGGGTGGGCAGGAAAGAAGAACGCGCGACCAGATCAGGCCGTATCGCGCGCGATGATGCCGAGGGCCGCCAGCTGGCCCAGCTTGGTGGTGATCTTGGGCGCATCATCGACGGTGGCGTCATAGGCGAGGCTCGCGCGCGACACGATCGAGGGGCCGCGTACGACGACAATGCCGACGGCATCAGCCAGCGTGGCATCGACGGCATAAAGCAGGACGGCCGCAGCCGTCTGGGCTCCGTCCGAACCGCCCGAGGTGGCGAGCTTGTATTTGCCACTTACGGTGATTTTGCCCAGCACAGCGCCGACCGGATAGGCGGTGCCTGCCAGTAATGTGACGGTCTCGCGGGTGAAGTTCGGGTTGACCTCGTATTTGAGGACATCGCCCGTTGTGGCGGG